AGCGCGTAAGATTGCTGCTCAGACATACCTGGACAAGATGATTGAAGAGCTTGAGTTTGCAGATAACAAAAGCATTGCAATCGTAAGAGAGAAGTTACATCACTATCGTTGGATGGCATCAAAGCTAATAGGAATTTATGGAGACAAGCAAGAGATCAAGCAAGATACAAATATCCAAATTACTTGGAGCAATTCCGATCAAGAGGATTTCAAAGACGTTACAAACTCGGTTAATCAATAGAGCGCAAACAAAGCCTCGCACACGACATGAGGTTCGTTGATCTATAAGTTACATACCAAGTTACAGAATTTAAAATAAAGATAGTGTTTACTAACTAAACTAGTTGTTTATTAGACAACAACCTAAAAAGTACAGCAAAAAAACGTATAAAAAAGAGAAGGTACCATACCCAAAAAACTAGGCGCCAGGTCTTATACGATAAATCTTAGGAACAATAAACACACACACAATGAACGATAAAAAGATTAAGAACAGATTTAAAGATGTTACCGCAATTAGCTTTTCAAATGAAGAAGGTTTGCTAGTTAATTTCCACGGTTTCTACAGCGAAGAGGATAAACACGAATTTACAGAATATCTATTCCGAAAAATTAATATGAGCTATCAAGGAATGGACCATCCGCCAACGCTGCATTAATGAAAATTACAATACCGTATTCACCTAGAAAACAGCAAGCCTATTTGCACAGTGAATTAGAGAAGTACAGATATGGTTTACTGTTATGCCATCGAAGGTTTGGCAAGACTACACTTTGCTTAAACCATTTAATACGATGCGCTCTAACTAATAAGAATTATAATCCAAGGTACGCTTACATCGCGCCAACGTACAAGCAAGCAAAAAGCATAGCTTGGGATTTCTTAAAATTTTACACCGAGAAAATTCCTGGAACTAAATACAACGAAACAGAATTAAGGTGTGATTTTATCAACGGATCAAGGATAACATTATTGTCATCTGAAAATCCTGATAGCATTAGAGGTGTTTACCTTGACGGAGTAATTATAGATGAAACCGCTCAGGTAAGCGCATCACTAATCGATGAAGTAATAACTCCAGCGTTGTCTGACCGTAAAGGTTTTATGGTTATGGTCGGTACGCCTCAATCAATGAACAATATATTTTATGACTATTATCAAAAAGCTCAACAAGATAAAAAATGGTTTCTGTACACAGCTAGAGCTAGCGAAACAGGAATTATCGATAAAGAAGAATTGGATAATGCACTTACCGTTATGGGAGAAGCTAAATTCAAACAAGAATTTGAATGTAGTTTTACTGGCAACGTGCCTGGCTCTATCTTTGGTGATATTATTTCTGATCTAGAAGACAAGAAACAACTAACAACGGTTCCTTACGATCCAAGTTATTTAGTACACACTGCCTGGGATCTTGGTTGGAAAGATGACACAACAATAGTCTTTTTCCAGGAAGTAGGTCATAGCATTAATATTATTGATTGTTATGCCAATCGAAACCAAGCTTTACCGCATTATGTAGAAGAGCTTAAATCTAAACCTTATGTCTACGGTACTCATTATGCACCGCACGATATTGAGGTTACTGAGTTTAGCTCAGGTAGATCAAGAAGAGAAACAGCTTACCAATTAGGTATTAAATTTAAGGTAGCTAATAAAATTCCTTTAGAAGATGGCATCCACGCAGTTAAAGTTTTCTTGCCAAGATGCAAAATAGATTTGGATAATTGCAAAGATTTAATCAATGCTCTTAGACATTATCACCGTAAATACTCAGAGAAGGAAAGAGTATTTGCAACTAAACCAGTTCATTCCTGGTCCAGTCATTATTGCGATGCCGTTAGAGTAATGGCTACAGCATTTGAAGGATTAAAGGATATGAACGTTAAAAGACAACAAACAGCAATGAACGATTACAACATTATTTAGTCATGGGTGGATTTATAAGAAAAATATTTAAAATTGAACAACCAACTTTTGAACAGCCAATAGTAGACGATGTACCAGCCGTTGAAGATGAGGTGAGAGAAGAAGAAGTTGAAGAACAATTAACCGAAGAACAAAAGAAGCGTAAAGGTAGACGTTCTACAATTCTTACTGGACCTCAAGGCTTAACTACAATCGATGAAGAAGACATCGGTAAAAAAACTTTATTAGGAGATTAATATGGGAAATTTTGGAGGAGGTGCATCAACAGGCGGAGGCGGTGGATCTGGTCCAGCTGGAAGAAAAACAGATGGATCTTACGGAACTAAAAGAGACGCACAAAGAGCATCAAGAAGAAACGAAGGTAGAAAAGCTGCAAAAGAAATTGGAGATTTTATTAAAGGTGGCGGAGTAACTGGAGCTTTAGTTAGAGGTATTACAAAAACACAAAAGCAAAAAAATAAAACTACTAAAGGTGGTGATGTATTTGGTGGAGAAGCTTATGGTTATAATGAAGCTGAAGAAAAAAGAGATTTTATAGCTCCAAAAAATAATCAACCAAATAATGATAGAGATAATTCTAACGAAACTAGACCTGAAGGTATAGAAGTTGCTAAAGCTTCAACACCTATGAATAATGTAAGCAAAACTCAAGCTGATGCAGTTTCTGAAGCGCCTAAAGGACCAACATCTATTGAAATGGCGCAAGCTGAAGAAGATGCTGAGGCTAAAAGATTATTAAAAATAAAAAGAGAAGGTAGAAAATCTACTATCTTAAATATTCCAGAGGAAGAACTAACTTTATCTAAAAAAGTTTTACTAGGTTAATATGCAATCAGAAGAATACAGAAAGTTCGCAAAAGAACTAAAAGATAATTTATCTCGACTACAAACTAAAAGACAAAACTGGGAAAGCCATTGGCAAGAAGTTGCTGATTATATGCTTCCAAGAAAATCTGACATCAATAGAGAAAGGTCTAAAGGAGATAAAAGAAACGTACAAATTTATGATAGTACAGCAGTACATAGTTTAGAACTATTAGCTAGTTCTTTACATGGTATGCTTACATCTAACGCTCAAAGATGGTTTCAGTTAAGATACAAAGAAGCAGCGTTTAATGATTTAGACGAAGCGAAAGAATGGTTAGAAGATGCTACTGAAAAAATGTATGTAGCTTTTGCTAGATCTAACTTTCAACAAGAAATTTTTGAAAACTACCATGATCTTATAGCATTTGGTACTGCTTGTTTGTTTATAGAAGAAGATAAAGACGATATAATTAAATTCTCAGCAAGACACATAAAAGAGATTTATATTACAGAAAACGATAAAGGTTTTATCGATACTATTTACAGAAAATTTAAAATGACTGCTAAAGCAGCATTTGAAAGATTTGGTAAAGACAACATTAGTAGAGACTTAGCTGTCAAATTTCAAAAGACACCGTTTGATGATGTCGAGCTAGTTCACGTTGTTAGACCAAGATCAGTTTACAATCCAAGTAAACTTGATAAACAAAATATGCCGTTTCAATCCGTTTATATGGAATATGAAACAGGACACATAATTTCCATCGGTGGGTTTAGAGAATTTCCTTATGTCGTTCCTAGATACTTAAAAGCATCGAACGAAATCTACGGCAGATCGCCTGGTATGAACTCTTTACCTGACGTTAAAGTCTTAAATAAAATGGTGGAAGTATCAATGAAGGCTGCGCAAAAACAAGTGGATCCGCCTTTGTTGGTTCCTGATGATGCAATGATCTTGCCAGTTAGAACTGCGCCTGGATCTTTGAATTACTATAGATCAGGATCAAGAGATCGTATTGAAGCTTTGAATATTGCGGCTAACAATCCGTTAGGTCTTAATATGGAAGATCAAAGACGAAGATCTATCTCACGTACATTTCATGTCGACCAGCTGTTAATTCAAGAAAATAGAACAATGACAGCGACTGAAGTAATGCAACGTAATCAAGAGAAGATGCGAATACTTGGTCCAGTAATAGGAAGATTACAACAAGAGTTGTTAATGCCTTTAATCATCAGAGTATTTAATATCATGCTGCGTAATAAAGAATTTTTACCAGCACCAGAATTATTGGTTAATCAACAAGTTGATATTGAATATGTATCGCCAGTAGCTTTGGCACAAAAAGGATCTCAACTTGAAAGTATAATGAGAGGATTAGAATTATTTGGATCTATATCTCAGATAGCGCCAGTAACAGATTACATTGATGAAAATGGTTTAATAAAACAAATCATCAACATATTAGGCTTACCAGCAAAAATGATTAAGTCTGATAAAGAAGTTCAAGAACTTAGAGCTGTCCGTCAAGAACAACAAGCAGCTCAAGCACAGATGCAACAAGATCAAATGCAATCTGAACAAGCAAGAAATGCTGCTCCTCTAGTGCAAGCATTAAATGGAAAACAGCAATAAAAAAATTAAAGACTTAGTAAAGCATTACAAAATAGTCTTTGGTTCCGATGAAGGCAAACAAGTCATCTCGGATTTAGAAAAAAGGTGTCATTACAACGTAACAACGTTCAGTAAAGACAGCTCAAACGAAACCGCATTTATGGA